ACGTAGTGAATTGCTTATCCATATCGGACACTGGAAATGGAGTGAACTCAACACCTCTGTCTCTTTCTTCATTGAAGAATGTCAACACTTTCCCTGCATTCTCAGAACCTTGGATGGACATTTGCAATTGGTTCTTAATCATATGCTGTTCTTCCAATGATGGGATGCCATTATTGAAAGATGCGATGAGTGATGGAAAGAATCCGTTAAGAATCAAGTTAACTTGATACTCGCTAAGTTGGCGCATCTTTTCAATCTCATTGATTGCACCAACGTAATCAGGTTTCGGATAGTATTCACTACCTACCATTAAGCTATGCACGAACAATACTTGTTTTGGCTCAGCTTCATTGGTATTGACATCGAACATCGGAATGAAATGAGGTGTATTCTTTTTCTTTCTCGTATCAGTCCAATCTCTCGAATACCACACACCAACAACATCATCTGCCTCATCACTACACGCAAGTCGGCAATTCTCAAATGGCAAATGGTTTATCTGCGCGATGGTACTTCTATCCATTGACCAAATGATTTCCCAATAAAAGCCACCTTGCAACTTCAAATCTAAAGATGTTGGATGGATTATTGAGTCTAAATTCAAACGGCTAATCTCTTTCACCGCTTGCGGAGTTGATGCAGTCAATTCACGGCCTGCAATCATATAACTAATAGAGTTCACCAACGCTCCGTGTATTGGTGACTCATTGTAAAGTTCTATCAAATATTGAGGGAAGGCATTGCCTTCACCATAGTTAACCCATCCCTTTCTATCTTCCTTTTCAATGGGATCAATTTTAACGTACTTGGCCATCTCTATTTGAGTTGCTCCAATGCGTTGCTTTATTTCGTCAATGTTAGCCATTGTATTCGATGTCATTTGGGATTGTTAAGTTGGGCTGGTCAAAGTATTCAGTTAGCGCAGTAAATTCAATGAATCCTCGCTTCAATTCTCCTACCACATCAGCATCCTCAGGATCTAAATTAGTAGATGAATTTTGACCATAAATAATATAATTGTAACGACCGCTTTGAGTGATAAGAATACTACCATTCTCCGCATCATCTGTATCAGTGCTCACGCTCAAAGTAGTTATTCGCTCATTGCTATCAACTAAGATAGGAATGACCGCAAATAGTTGTAATGTAATCTCATTTTGTAAGATTAACAGATAGTCCGTAAACGGAGGTAAAAGCAAAACCCCCTCTTCTAATGAAAGAAGAAGGGTTTGCGATGCAGTATTCGTCTGTAAGTAATTCATCTACTTACAAAGATAATTAAATAGTTGGTGCTACAACAGTGATTCCTGCGAAGTTATCGAAAGGAACAGATGTGAATGACTCCAATCTGTAAGCCTTATTCTTTTCTTCTGCAGTCAGTGTAATGGTATATCCGTTTAGATCACCCTTCGCAACTCCAGTAGCGGTAGTCATTGCGGTAACTTCAGCACCATCAAAACGACCAACCATCCAGATGTTATTGTTGTTATCTTGAACAAAAACAATGAGACGATTTTTACCGACCAATTCCAATTGCTTTCTACGTGCAGCAGTCAACGCAAAGAATGTAGCGGTTACAGTCTGAGTGTAGAAAATTGTTCCATTCTCAACGCTTGATGCTACTTCCTCGCTAAAGCTACCAGTATGCTTTGGGCAAATGTATTTATATATGGTTGCAGTAGGCAAACCATTTACTTCTTCTGCGCCATCAATACTGATATTACTCAAAAAGTCAGCGTGCTGTTGCAAGTATATTGCTTTGATTCCACCGATTGTATCTTTGCAATCTAATAGAAATCCTGCGGTTAATTCACAAGCCATAATTTTATATTTTTTTTTATTAGTTAAAATAAAGGGAAGGCAGACCTAACCACCTTCCCCTTTACTTGTGGTTATTATTATGCGTTGTAGCAATAAACAACGTCACCCAATACACCTACTTGAACTCCTACACGGAATCTCATAGCCATACGTACGTTATCAGATGCATCAGTCAAAGTCATGTCAACTACTCTTACTTCAGCGAAGTCAGAATTTGCATCTACACCTACAAACATATTTGAAGGTTGTGCTGCGATTACTGTTCCGTTGCTAATTCCAGGACATACATAAATGTCGTATCCGTTGAACTGCAAATTGAAATCTGAATAAGCTTGGAATTGTTGCAAGTAACCATCTGCAGCAACCGCTTGGCGATAGAACTGAGCAGTTTGTCTGTTCATATACAACTTAGTCTCAGGCGAACCAATCAATGCAACTGGCAAGTTGTTGATTACTTCATTCAAGTTATCAATTACAGTACCAACTGCCATAGCTCCAGCATTCCAATCATTACGGTAGTAAGTACTTGCTACGTTAACTGTTTTCTCAAATCCGTTGAATGCAGGATAAGTAGAACCAACAGTTGTGTTGCCTTGCCAGATAGTGAATTCGATGTTTTCAGCAACTTTTGCAGCAGCATAACCGATCAAGAAATCAGAGAAATTTGCAGGAACTACATCATTGATAAATCCACGACCAGTTTGAGACGCTTCCCAATCACGTGCAAATTCAGCTTTGCAAAGTTCCAAGTTTACTTTCAAATCAGATACAGTCAATACTGACTCATCCAAATTCAATGATCCTGCTTGAGAAAAGTCGCAAGATGCAGCTTGTACCAAAGATGCCGCATTTGACAACTTCTTCATTACAGCCTTGTACTTTACACCTTCTTTTAGTGTTACATAATTTTTAGCTAAAGTATCTCCTGATAAGATAGCTGCGTTGATGTATGGCAACGCTAATTCACCTGTGTAGGTTGAACTGTTGATTGATAATGAATCAGCCATTTTTCTTTTTTATTTTTTATTTGTATTTGTTTATGATTGAGAAGATTCTGTTTTTAGAATCCATTTTAGCCAAATCAATTGGTGCGCTTTGAGTAACTGCAACTGACTTCTTCACGCTATCTGTAGCGGGTTGTTTGCTCATCTTTTCGATAGCAGAAGAAAGAGTTTCTTTTTCAGCGTTCAATGATGCAATCTTAGCCTCAAAAGCCTCCATCAAAGAATTGATTGTTGACTCGAATTCTTCACGGCTAACACCATCGAAAGCAGCTTGTTCTTCCTTTTCAATTTCGATTTCAACCTTTGGCTCTTCTTCCATTGGTTCTTTGATTTCAGTGATAAGTCCACCACTTACAACAATCATTTTACCTTCAGCAGTTGTGTGTTCTCCATCGGGAGCAGGAACGGGATTGCCGTCTGCATCCATTACGAAAAGTTCGCTACCTACTGCGAATTCAGCATCTGGAGAATATACCTCAGTGCCATCGGCAAGAATGGCCATCGCCATTTGTGCTTCTTTTGTTATTTCTCCGTCAGCTGACAATTGAATGCCAAATGCTTTCAATCTATCTGCGTACTTAGAAACAATTTCTGTTACTTTGTTCATATCTACTTTTTTGTTTTTCTACCTATTAGTAGCAAAACACCTACTTTTGTTCCGCATAGTTTTCGTTTAAGTTTGTTTAGTTGTTTCAACAAAGAAGGCCCCCAAACGTGGAGGCCTTTTTTGTCGGGTAAACATACACCTGCACTGGTGTAATTCTACAATCCGCTTAACTCGTTTTCGAGTTCTTTCATTATTTTTTCAATCTCTTGTTGAGTCATATACTCATCTGATATTTCAGTAAAGAATCCTTCGAGTGAAAATCCTTTAACATCACCTTGCTTAATGGATTGCCACACCTCATCATTGTCTATCTTCATTCCAATACACCACGTACCTTCAGGGAAAGAAAATCCAAAGTTTTGGCTCTTGTCAAATTGTCCCTCTGTGATCCATGACTCCACAACCGTACAACCTGCAATTGGGATTTCGTGTTCTAAATTGCTATTGTGATGCATATTTCTTTTAAGATATTCCTGCGCTATTTTATTGATGGTCTCCTTTGAGTATTTACAATAATACTCCCGCCCCACGGCATCAACTCGGTAAATCAATTGTTCGGGCAACATCACTGCACCATACACCATCTTGCGCTCACCTTCCTCAACTGCAGCTTGTTGTACTTTGCGTGTCTTAGATAGTGCTACAAAATCCACTTCAATAGCAGGATTTTCTACCAATGACATTGCGTGTACTCCAAGATATCCACTGTCATCAATGGTGTACTCAATGACTTTTACTTCTTCTTCTTTCATTTTATTTTATTAGTTTTGATTGGTCTAAAATCTTCTGTTGCGCATCCTGAGCGCTTGTCACATTAGTAGCTAAAACGTACGTTTGTAACGGTTGTGCTTTCGTTTGTCCATTGTTCAAGAAAGATAAATCCAATGCAGGTGCAGATGTAGAACCTCCACCGCCTCCACCCATTGCACCCCCACCTCCACCTGATGTAGATGGTGCATTTCCTGCGCTCTCATCAAATTTAGTTTTAGCAATTGCAGCCACGTTAGCAAGTCCCATTGTAAGTGCTATTCCTGCTTCAACGAATTGCGCACCAGTAGCCAACTTGATTGGGTTACCTCCTGCTGTTAATGCAGCGTTTACAGCCATATAGGTATTGATACCTGCTTGTGCAATACCCAATGCTTTATTTATTTTAAATCTTCTTTTTGCACCCTCCTTATCATTTTTACCAACCGCATCAGTAATTGCCATCAATGCACCAACTGCATTTGCTGCTATTTCAACTCTTTTTTGTTCAGCTTGTGCTTCGGCATCTAATCGCTCTTGGATATTCTTCTTTTTGACCTCCTTTAATTGGTCATCTAATGCGACTTCTTGTTGATCTAACTCTTGTTTCTTTTGATTGTATGCTATTTGCGCATCAACTCTTGCCTGTGTTCCTAATGCATAAGTATCTATTTGCTCTTGCAATCTTGCTAATTCAAGTTTGCGTTCTTCACCTAATACATATTTGAGCGCATTTAATCTTGCATTATCATCTTTAATTCTTTCTGCGTAGAACTTTTGATTTTCAAGTGACAATTGAGCAGTTGCTTCGCTTTCACTTTTCAGCAATTCGTTCTTTTCTTTGCTTAATGCAAGGTCATTCATCTGTTGTTCCGACCTTAACCCTGCAATTTTTGCACGTACACCATCAGCATTTGCAAGTGCTTGTGTTAATGCTACCTGGTTATCAATAGTATTGTTATGCTGAACCATTGCAGATGCTGCTGCTACTTGTGCATTTGCTGCTGCTAATTCCGCTTTCTCTTGTTTATCTAAAACATCAGCTAATTCATTATTAGCTTTAATCCTATCATCAATAGACTTTCGCTCATCATCACGTGCTTGGCGCAATAATTCAGCACTTCTATCATATTGTTCGGCTAATCTCGCTTGTTCTGCTGCGGCTAACTTAGCATTGTTTTGCAATGTGACTAATTGCTGATTTGCTTCAACAGTTTTACTTATATATTTACCAAAAGTTTCAACAGCAGTAGTAACTGTTTCCGTGACTTTGTCAACCGTATCATCAACCCCAGTAAGTACATCAATACTTTCTTTTCCTGCTGCCTTTAATGTCTCAAAAGATTTGGAAAATTCACCACTGAAAAATTCAGCTACTGCCTTTCCAATTAATCCCAATGTTTCACCAAAAGAAACAAAACGCTCAATGAGATTTTCTTTAATGGCCTCACCTAACTTTTGTAATGAACCAAGAGGATCCTCAAATATTGCTTTGAAATAGTCAACTACTTGCCCTGCATTTTCAGTAATAAAGTTGAATGTATCTTTTACAATATCTGACAATGTTCCCATTGCCACGCTGAAAAAATCAACTATTTTTTGATTACCTGCAAGGACTTCTTTTACCGCCCCAATAGCAGTAGCAACCAAACCAATAACACCCAAAGACTTGGCAATGTTACCTGCCATATCTTTGAAAGATTTAGTTGCTGCTGTTGCTGACTTTTTTGCATTACCTCCAATGTCATCAACCTTTTTGCTAATATTGTCAACCTTTTTAACAACACCGCTATCATCTATTTGAAATTCTAAAACGTATTTATTATCAGCCATTACAAATCATTTTTATTAAGTAAATAGTACCCATTAATAAAGTAGCAACAACGCTCAAATTGATGCCTTTGGTTAGCCAATTTGGTAACTTATTTTCGTGCGATGGATGCGTTGACTTAATGCCCATCTTTTGCATATCGCAAATATTCTTAAATGTTTGTTGTGGATTATTCATAATGATATTGGTTGTAAATTAATTGACCGCCAACAAAGATATTGTCTTGCGGATACGTGTCATTTTTAAGGAGCAAACGTGGAGCAAAAGTCAGTCCGATAATGTCCACATCAAACTCAAAGTTGCCGCTAAACGTTTCTAAATTTTCAGTTACAATGATTGCATCTTTCACGCTTAACACCCCTGCGCTTGTGGCTAAATGCAAATTAAATTCTACTACTCCATTGCCATCTATTCCAAGATTGATTTGTCCAACGGTTAGCATCAATTTTGCATACCAAACACAATCATCTGGAACGGTTATATAAATTCCCGAATTGGTTATTGTTATTGGTGTTGTGTCATTTGTGAAATCTCCACTACCTTTGAGTTGAATGATTC